GCCCGAAATGACCGGCGGGCCGTTGCGACGCTGCCGGACCAAATCGACCCATTCGCGCCGGTAGCTCTGGCGCTTTTCCTTGTCGGCCTTCTCCCCCACCTCCAGCACGATCGGCGGCACGAAGCCATCCGAGAACGCCTCATTGCCGACCTGTTCGGCGGCTATCGCCAGTCCGAGCGTCTCACGCGCAAGGCTGATCGGCGACAGGCCCAGCAGGCCGTCCAGCGAGAAGCCCCGCACGTGTAACACGTGATGCGCAGGCACACCCGTCACGCCGTCCAGGTCGTAGGTAAATTTACGCGCCTCCTTGTCGTAACGCGGCACCACCTTGTCCGGATGCATCGGATACAAACCCTGGACCTCGCCCGCGCCGCTCCAGTCGATCCACGCATAACAATTGCCGCGCAGCCCGAGGTGCGCCTGCCCCATCTCGACGAACTCGAATGCCGTGTTGTTCGGATTCGGCGAGTCATGCAGCAATGCACTGAGCGCGTGCTGCGACACGCGACAGCGCTTCGCACCGTCGGCCTGGTACACCGAAATCGGCAAGCTGGCCATTGATTCGGCCAGAATGCGCGTGGCGGCATACACGGCCATCACGCGCAACGCGCTGTCGGGCGTCACCACCTGCCCCGACACGCTGCGCCCTCCGCCGAACGCGCGCAACAGCCAGCCTTCCGGGCTGGCGGTCCCGCTGAGCGAATGCCCGCCGGCCTGCGCCGACAATGCCGGCCGACCGAACGCCTGCACCGCCGCCGATAGTCTTTGTCGAATGCTCATCGTCTACAGCCCGTCCGCCACATCGTCGCCATCCTCGTTGCCCAACATTGCCCGGCCGAGCGCCAGAAACATCGCCACCGGTCCATCGATCTTGTTCTCCGGCCGCTCCTTGGTCGGGTGCTTCAGCCCGTTGAATCGCGAGGTCGTCACGACCACGTTACTCACCATCCACGTCATCGCCGGATTGCCGTCGAACCTGAATTTGTCTTCCAGCACCAGGTTCTCGGTCTGGATGATCGGCTGCGTGAAGAAGATCGGCGCCTGCCGGATTTCGACAAGCGGCAACCCTTCCTTGACGAGCTGCGTGGCGAAGTACCGCGACATCGCTGGATCGAATGGAATCTCCTGCACGTCGAACATTTCGCAGAAGCGCCGAAGGTCGTCGGCAATGACGTCGAAATCGGTCGCGTTGCCTTCGTTGACGATGATGTGGCCGCCTCGCGCCCAACCGCTATACTGCGAATTCGCCCCGCTCTCAACGGCGTGCTCGTTCAGGTAGAAGCGAAAGAACACGTAGAACGTGCCCGAGCGCTCGAACACGATCGCAAGCGCCGCGAAGTCGCTTTTCTCCGCGAGGTCCATGCCGATCCAGCAGCGTTCGCCGAGGAAATCCTCCAGCCGCATGTCACGGTCCGCGCAGCGCTCCCACGCGCGCATGTCCATCCACGCTGAATCCGCGTTGACCCAGACGTTCAACCGCTTCGTCAGAAAATTATTGACGGCGCTCGGCATCGATTGCGCCTTGCGACAGGCCATTTCCATGTCGTCCACGAACACGGACACGCCAAGATTCGGATTCGCCTTGATCCATACGGACGGATCGGACCAGTCGTCCCCGTCGTCGAGCGTGAAGATGATCCCGAAGAACGTCTCGTCGACGAACACGCCTTCGAGAATCTTCGTCACGTGCGTGCGTTGCTCATAACAAATGCCCGTCAGATCGGAGCCGGCCGTCGTGATCAGCCACAACAGCGACTGATCACGCGCGCCCGTGCCCGAGTCGATGACGTCGAACACCGCGCGCGTCTTGTGCGCGTGCAACTCGTCGATCACGCCGCCGTGCACGTTGAGGCCGTCGAGTGTGCTGCCCTCCGCAGACAACGGGAGGAACTTGCTGCCGTCGTCCGTCAGCAAGTGATGCTGAAGAATCTCGACACCAAGCGCCGCACACATGTCCGGTTCACGCAGCGCCATCGCGCGCGCGTCGTCGAACACGATCTTTGCCTGATCGCGCGTCGTCGCCGCGCTATAGACCTCCGCGCCGGGTTCACCGTCAGCCGCGAACAGGTACAGCGCGATGCCAGAGCTCTTCGTCGACTTCGCATTCTTGCGCGCGACCTCTTCGTACGCACGCCGAAACCGTCGCAAGCCACTGTCGACATGCAACCAGCCGAACACCGTGGTCAAAATGAACGCCTGCCACGGTTCGAGCTTGATGCTCTGGCGCGTGCGCGCCCATCGCCCCTTCGTGTGCGGCAGGAGCTCGATGAATTCGCAGATGCGCGTCGCCGCGTCGTTGTCGAAGCGGTACGGAAAATCTGGATCGCCCATTTCGGCGCGAGCGAGATCCCGGCGCTGCCGTTCGCATGCCAGCTTCACCCACTTGCACGCGACGATACGGCCGGCCAGGACATCGTCGATGTACTGGTTGGCCGTATCAACGAATGTCATTTAGCGAATTTCCCCCACCCTGCCGGTTCTTCCATGCCGGGCAGCTGCATTTGATTGTTCGACGGCGTCACGCGCGAGCGGCTTGCTGGCGAGAGACCGAAGCTCTGCAGGAACTTGTGCACCTGCTCCTGCAGCGCGTTGATCATGTTGATCTCGACGGCGTTCGACCGATAGCCGCTTGGCGCCGTGTCAACGTAGGCAGCGGTCGCGCCGAGCCCCGACAGGTCCAGCACTTCCTTGCGACGCTCGAACGCGGTCTCGAGCTCGACGAGCCGGCCCCATGCTTGGCAGTACAACGTAAGCGCCGCTCGATCCAGCCTCGAAATCAGGCCGAGCTTCTCGAGCTCGACCGTGATGCGCTTCCATTCCTTGCGCGCCTCGCGATTGAGGTGCGGCGGCATGTCGGGCACCGCGACTTCGGGGTGCACGCCATCGGCGAGGTTCAACGGGCGTTTACCCGGGTTGCCCCGCATCAGCTTCAGCACATTCGGCTGCGCTTGCGGTCCTCTTTGTCCCATGCTCTGTCAAAGGGGCTTTGATACCCCCCCCTCCAAAACTTGCGCACATAAAAAAACGATTAGGCGATCAGTCCCGACCGGGCTCGCCCCCAGAAAATCGACCCGCCCCCGGGGTCGGCGCGACCACCGGTTGACGTCGCTCCCTCGCCGTCTTGGCTCGGTGGCAGGGCCCGCAGAGCGCCTCGAGATTCGAATCGGCGTCGGTTCCGCCGCTCGCCTTCGAGACGATGTGATCGACGTGCTCGGCTCGTGTGACCTTGCGCTCGCGCAGACACTGCTGGCAGAGCCCGTTGTCGCGCTTCATGATGCGCTCGCGGATCTTGACCCATCGCGATCCGTAGCCGCGCTCGTGACGACTGCCGCTCCATCGCGGCGACGTCCAACCGGTTGCCTCCGACTGATGCCGCTCGCAGTAGCCCGGTGTATCGACCAATGCTCGGCAGCCAATATGACGACAAGGTGTCGGCGCTTTCTTCATTTCATCCCCGAGAACCATTCCGAGAGGTCACGACTGAGACGGAATCTCACTTCTTCAGTAGAACAGTCCAAGAATCAGCGCCCTTTCTACGCGCTCCCACCAACTTCCCCCCATCAGATCGAACTTGTTACACGACCTTCGGTGGATTCAGGTGAACTTTCAGACTGCTGTACGACAGACGCTTGAGGCCAGCGCCGCGACAGAGGCGAAGACACGCTGATATTGCAATCTGCAAGCGCACTTCGAAGTCGGGCAACCTTCGAATCAATAAGGTTGCAGTAGCTCTCGAAGCGCGGCGCCGAAACGCGCCGCAGCCCTTCCACCCAAAGCTCTACCGCAAGAAAATCGCACTGAGCCCTCCATCGCCGATCACGCGGCGAGCCCGCTCGCTTCCTTCGAGAAATCACCGTTCTAATTTTGGTCATCGACCGCCCCCATTCGACGCTCCAATGAAGAAGCCCCGAGACTTTCGTGCTCGGGGCTTCGCTTCCCGCGTATCCACTCAGCGGCGATCGATCTTAACCGTTGGCTTCCCTACTATTGCCGCAAATTCATTGAGCGCCGCAACGCATTTCATAAACTCCGCGTCCACTGTCCGTGCCTCGGCAAGCGCAGCCTCAACGGCATCCGCGTTGAATTCGATGACTCCACCCGAAACTGGCGATGCCCCATATCCGACCGCCGCCCTCAATTCGCTCAATGCCTTATTTCGCTGCTGGCGCAACTGCTCGAAAATCTCTCGCGTTGCGTGATACCGCCCAAGCACCTCGTAGTTTGGTTCAGCCATCGTTCCTCCATAGGGTAAATAGCCGAGGAAGTATAGCGAACGCATGACGGGCTCCAATGCAAAAAGCCCCGAGGCTTTCGCGCTCGAGGCTTCGATGTTCTTTGCGTTTCTTGAAGGCGAACGCCTCCCGAACGATTCCCGACAGGCTATTGTTGTCGTTGATCACGCCGCTCGCGCGATATTGTGCGACTGCCGGGACAGGGTTGCGCCACCTTTGCGCGGGCGCTGCGTTTATCCAGTCACACAGTAAAGGATGACGCGAAGTATAGACACGGCCTCTCTTGGAACGCAAGCTTTTCATCGTTGCACCTGTCGACGCACGACATCTGTTGCTCGCCCGTCAATTGCATCGAGAGACGCAAGCAACCCGCGAAAATGCTGTGCCCAGTGAGCGCGATAGCTCGTGAGC